TGACTGCTACTCCACTGCTGAAAAGTATCAGAATCAACTGACGAATGATGAAGGATATGATTATGCTCTGCTGAAGATTCGGGAGGTGATTCAAGAATCCCTTTTCAGCGAGCAAGTTGAAAAGAATTTGGAGGCACTTTGCCAGCGGATGGGTTGCTGAGTGCCACTTGGGGAACTGGCACAAGGTTCCCCCAGAACGGCACTTCCACCCCTTATAATTGATTCATACCAAGCAACCCAACCAAATGGCAACCGCAACCTACCAGACTTGCCTCACCGATACAACCTACAACGGTTGGACGAATTATGAAACCTGGAACGTGGTTCTGTGGATTCAGAATGATGAAGGCATTCAAGAATTGATTGATCAAAATGACATCTGCTGCTATGAAGAACTGCTGGAAATGTTCTATGAATTCGGCACCAAAGAAACCCCTGACGGTGTGAAGTGGAACGACCCTAAAGTCAATCGCGCAGAAATCAACGGCGACGTTTTCGACTTCTGAATCTAACTCACTCATCACAAACTCCAATGAAAACGATTCACATCAGCAACGGCAAAGTTTACCGCAAACTCTCACCCTCCGACAAATATTACCTGAAGAAGACTACAAAATTCGTTGACAAAATCTGGGTTTATTTCTCATGGATAGAGGATGACTTCCGCCTGCTGCATATGCCAATGGGTCGATGAATTGGAGTCCTGGTGATGACTTTAAACCCACCAAATTACACTCTCTAATGTATACTCAAATGTCCCGCGATGTCATTCTCTCACTCCTTCGCCAAGGTTCCAATGGTGAGCAAATTCTCCAAATTCTTGATTCAATTGCTGATGGGGTTTCTGACAGTGGCGGTTCTGATTCCGCTGCTGCTCCTACTCTGAGTGAAATTCAATTCTAATAGATAACTGCCCTCTGCCCTGTGCCAGTCAAACCACTGGCACAGGGTTTCCGCTTGGGGGGGTTCTGACCCCCTATACTAAGGGAACCAAAGCAAACGAACCAAATGACCCGCCTTGACGTGATCTGCCCCGCCGCTCCCTGGGAGAACACTACCACCGATGCCGACCGTGCATGGGACCTCTGCCTGGATCTGTCTGAAGAGTACGGGTACGCTCAGGTCCGCTGCAACGGGGTCATCATCGGAGACTACACTGACGGGCGCTGACCCCCCGTTACGTGCTACAATACTCTCAACCGACACCCCCCCCCATGACCGAATCCAGTTTCCTGTTCACCGGTTTCCACACTCGCCAGCGTCGGCAGGTCACCCTGTCCTACATGGCAGAAACCGCCCAGCAGGCATGGGACACCTGCGCTCGCCTGAACCCCGACCTGATTGTGATTAACTGGGGTCTGGCGGACCATATGGTCTGACCCCGCCCCCCGACGTGCTACAATTAACCCAGTTCAACCAACCGCCTCTCATGACCGCCTCCCCCTGGAACGCTGAGAACCTTACCACCCTCACCCTGCCCGACGGGACTTGGGGCACCATCCGAACCGCCGTGCTGTGCTTTGCCGTGGATGAGCGCCTTGCTGGCAAACACGCCGACGCCGCCCATTGGATGGCAGCGTTTGAGGCATTGAAGGAAGCGATGGGGGATTGACCCCCCCTGCCCCGTTACGTGCTACAATTAACCCAGTTCAACCAACCGCCTCCGATGCGCCTCTCCCCTGCCACCCGCCTCAAGGACCGCCAGACCGTGTGGGTCTCCTACCGTAACGACGGCAGCGCCTGGAATGAGAATCCCGCTATGGTTTACCCCGTGGGCATCCCTGCCACCGTATGGGCGGCACAGTTCGCTGAGGTTCATTCTGACGAAGTGCGGGGGTGACCCTGCCCCAGTGCCTTCGTTCGTGAATCAGCAGTTAATTGGGGGGCGTTTGTTATGTCCCCGGCGGGGCGCGGTTATAAAAACGCATAACTACCCTAACCTACAAAGTGTTACGGAAGCGAGTTAAATATAACACTCACATAAAAAAAAATTTCGCTATATAAAAAAGAAAAAAAAGATTTTATATAACGAATATGAAAAAAAAATCCGGCGAAGAAATTAAGTTCATAGAAGTCGATCCAATTACGGGAGAATATCATGTTATTATTCCAGAGTGGATCGTCAATGAAATCAGTTGGTACGAAGAAACTCCGATTAATTTTACCGTTGAAGGAAACGAACTTATATTGAGAGAGCACAAATATGAGTGAAATAAGATATCATGTCTATCACAAAAATAATTGCATCTATCACTCTCTATCAGAAGAGGAATTTCACCAAACCTGGAGCACACTGAACAATTTAATCAGTGTAATTGGTGGAGTCGAAAAACATGACATAAGTTATGAAAAAGTACTCTTCAGCAAAGATTTGAGTTTCAATTCATCTCATTGACAAATTCTATATAATACTGTATGATTATGAAATAAAAACCATTAATTTTATGTCTAAAGGATTTACTGTAAAAGCAAAGAACCCCACCACAACAAAAGATGTTGAGGAGTGGGATTACAATAGAGCAAAGGAAATGATCAGAGGCAAGAGCATCGTCTTTTGTCTTCCTGGAAGAGGAGTCTCCTATACCTACCTAAAGAGTTTTGTTCAGTTATGTTTTGATATTGTACAGGCAGGTGCAAGCATTCAAATTTCTCAAGACTATTCTTCCATGGTTAATTTTGCCAGATGCAAGTGTCTGGGTGCAAATGTTTTAAGAGGTCCGGACCAATTGCCCTGGGACGGTAAATTAAATTATGATTGGCAACTTTGGATTGATTCGGATATTGTCTTCAATACCGAAAAATTTCTTCAACTAGTTCTGATGGAAAAAGATATTGCAGCTGGTTGGTACTGTACAGAAGATGGTATGACAACATCAGTTGCACACTGGTTGGAAGAGAATGACTTTAGAAATAATGGTGGAGTCATGAATCATGAAACTCTGGAAACCATGGCAAAGAGAAAGAAGCCCTTCACAGTTGATTATACCGGATTCGGTTGGCTTCTGATTAAGAATGGAGTCTTCGAAAACGAAAATATGAAGTACCCCTGGTTCGCACCTAAAATGCAGGTCTTCGAATCCGGAGAAGTGCAGGATATGTGTGGGGAAGATGTATCATTCTGTCTAGATGCAATTGAAGCAGGATTTGAAATTTGGTGCGACCCTCGGGTACGAGTCGGTCACGAAAAAACAAGAGTCATCTGATGTCACAACAATTGACTAGCAATCAAATACAGATTTCCAAATACAACATCATCTGCAATGGGCGGAGAATTTACACTGCCCTTTCAGAACAAGAGTACTTTGATGTTATGGAAGACCTTGCAGTCGAGTATTATCAGACCGGATTACCTCTTCCGGAGAATATAGAAACTGAAATTATTGGAGAATTAAAAAATGGCGAAAGTAAAAACTAGTCTGAGTAGTAAGACTTCTTATACTCCAGGAGCTCCCAAGAAGTCTAGGCAAGGTGCGGGCAGTGGAACAAAGTATTCCGCCTCGTCTCGCAATGGGGCTAGAAAGAAATACAGAGGACAAGGAAAAAGGTAATGTATCATCTGGACTGTAATGATGAATGGAATCATATACACTCCGATGATCTTTGGATATACAATAAATTATTTTTAAGTCGGGTTTTAGGTTATACATGTGGTCCTTCCGGGACCACGGTTCCTAATCCCGACTTTTATATTGTACGTCCATCTTTTAATTTACTAGGAATGGGGCGTCTGGCTCGTAAAGAATGGATTGAAAGCAGTACAGATGACATGCACCCTGCCGAATTTTGGTGTGAAATCTTTGAGGGTGATCACTTAAGTGTCGATTTTCATCATCAAGAGGTTGATTTGGTTGTTTTAGGAACCAAAAATTCTAATGATCCTTACTATAAATGGAAAAAATGGGAAAAAATAGAAAAAAAGGTTGATTTTCCCGAAATTTTAAAAAAATTAAAGGGTAATTATGAGTGGATTAACTGTGAATTCATCAATGGACACCTAATTGAAGTCCATTTTCGCAGAAATCCTGACTTTAGATACAATAATTCAGTTGCAATACCAGTCTGGGACGATAATTATACCGAAAATGCAAATTTTATTAAAGATTGTGATTACAAAAGAAAAGGATTTTTTATAAAATAAATAATTTTTTAGTGAAAACCGACTTGGAACAATTTTCAATGGGTAAACATCTTCTTTTAGAGGTGTATGATGTTGATTTTACCCTAATTAATGACGCAGAGGCGCTTCAAGAAGTCATGATCAGGGGAATTGCCCGCGCAAAAATGACAATTTTAAACATTTTTGCACATTGTTTCATTCCTCAGGGATGTACCATTGTTATTTCACTTGCAGAAAGTCATGTTTCGTGTCATACTTGGCCAGAAAATGGATGTCTGGCAGTAGATGTTTATACTTGTGGGGAAGGAAATCCACGTTTAATTGCATTGGAAATATTAAAATATTTAAATTCGGATTTTTATTCTCTTCGTGAGGTTAATCGTTAAATAGAAACAAGGAGATAGCAACCTCCTTTATAAAAGTTCTGTTTTATTCATTAAAACAGGAGCTAAAATGTCTAATTTACCAGTAGATAGAAATTCAAATTATATGAGAGAAATGTGGGGTACACAAAAATTAATTACTGATTATGATGCATCATCACCAAAAAGAGTAATTCAAGAGATTATGCACGATACTGCACCTCGTCATGATTTCAAAAAACAGGTTGAACTTCATGAAAAAATTCGTAATGATGAAGACTATGATGATTGGGGTTATGGAACTGAACCAACTTACGGATCATCCTGGAAGTAATTATAAATAAATCAAGAATATTTTTGTTCTACATGGCAGTCAAAAGGATATCGAGGGCATTTAAAGATATTAGTTTATCTTTTGTGCCCCATCCTATTACGAAAGATCTACAAATTCTTAAAAACGAATCCGCAATTCGAAGATCTGTAAGAAATCTCGTCGAAACTATTCCAACTGAAAGATTTTTTAATTCAGTTATTGGATGTGATGTAAGAAGTTCATTGTTTAATTTTGTAGACTATGCAACTGCATCTATAATTGAAAAACAAATTACCAATACAATTAAAAATTTTGAACCTAGGGTAAATAATCTTAGGATATTGGTTGATCCAAGACCAAACATAAATGAGTTTGAAGTTACTATATATTTTGATATTATAGGACAAGAATTCCCCACACAAGAATATACCTTCATATTAGAGGCAACAAGATAAAATGCCTTTTACCAAATTTACTGATCTAGATTTTGATCAGATAAAAACATCAATTAAAGATTATCTTCGATCAAATTCAAAGTTCACTGATTTTGACTTTGATGGATCTAACTTTTCAGTTTTAATTGATACGTTAGCATATAACACTTATATAACATCATTCAATGCAAATATGGTTGTTAATGAATCCTTCTTGGATTCTGCAACTATTAGAGAAAATGTTGTCTCTCTTGCAAGGACGATAGGATATGTTCCTCGCTCTAGATCTTCAGCAAAAGCACTAATTGCCTTTGATGTTGCCACCGAAACATCTTCACCGACTTTAACTTTAAATAGAGGTATAGTTTGCTCTGGATCATATAACGAAACTTCATATATTTTTTCAATACCAAATAATATAACAACAGTAGTCAATAATGGAGTTGCAACATTTGGAACTGCTAATGATCCAATCCATGTATATCAGGGGACATTAATTAAAAAACAGTTCACGGTTGATACTTCAGTAAATCAGAGATTTATTTTAGATAACTCCTTTATAGACACTTCAACTATTGTTGTAAAAGTTAAGGGAGTTAATGATACTGGGGAAGGTGTAGAATATGCAAGAATAGATAATATTTTAAATATAACTGGCGATTCAAAATCATACTTAATTCAAGAAATAAAAGACGAAAAGTATGAAATTCTTTTTGGTGATGGATTTTTTGGTAAAAAATTAGAAAATAATTCCGTAATCACAGTCACTTATATCATTACCAATGGAAAGGATGGGAATGGACCATCTAATTTTATTTTTTCTGGCGTTCTATCATCAGCATCTGGTGCAACAGTCATTCCAACTGACTCTGTTATTGTTAGTACCATAAGTTCGGCATCTAATGGTGGTGATATAGAGCCCATAGAATCTATTAAATATTTTGCTCCTAGAGTTTATTCTTCGCAATATAGAGCAGTTACTGGAAGAGACTATGAATCAATCATTCAACAAATATACCCAAATACAGAATCTGTTTCTGTTGTTGGTGGAGAAGACTTAATCCCACCACAATACGGAAAAGTTTTCATTAGTATTAAACCAAAAAATGGATCTTTAGTGTCAGATTTTGATAAAAAAAATATTTTATCAAAACTAAAAAATTATTCTTTAAGTGGCATTTCCCAAGAAATTGTAGATCTTAAAGTTCTTTATGTTGAAATTGATAGTTCAATTTACTACAATTCAAGTCAAGTTAGTAATGTTGATAGTTTAAGGACAAATGTTATTAACTCACTAGATCTTTATGCCAATTCGGTAAATGTAAATAAGTTTGGTGGTAGATTTAAGTACAGTAAATTGCTTCAAATTATCGATAATGTTGATAATTCTATAACTTCTAATATTACAAAGGTTATTATTAGAAGAGATCTGAATGCTGCATTAAATAGATTTGCCCAATATGAATTGTGCTTTGGAAATAAATTCCATATTAACCCTGACGGTTTTAATATTAAAAGTACTGGATTTACATTATCGGGTCTTCCGGATACTGTTTATTTTACAGACATTCCTAATAAAGATGCATCTGGAAATCTGGATGGTAGTGGAATGGGAGTATTATCTATTGTTAAAGAAAGTAAACAATTGGGCACATATCCAGTTGTGATTAAATCGGCAGGAACAATTGATTACAATTCTGGAGAAATAATATTAAATACTCTTAATATTACTTCAACTATAGTACCTAATGATATTATTGAAATTCAAGCGTATCCAGAATCTAATGATGTGGTTGGTCTCAAAGATTTATATTTAAGTTTCGCTCTTAATAAGAGCACTATAAATATGATAAGAGATGTTATTTCATCTGGAGATGATATTTCCGGATCAACATTTATTAGAGATTATTATACTTCAAGCTATTCAAATGGGGAATTAAAAAGGAAATAAGCAATGATAGAAAATAACTTTGATGTAAAAGTAAAAATTCAGGATATTGTTGTCAATCAACTCCCTGAATTTATTTTAAGCGAAAACCCCAATGCTGCAGAATTTTTAAAACAATATTATATTTCTCAAGAATATGCCGGTGGTACGGTTGATATTCTTGACAATTTAAGTTCTTATTTAAAATTAGATTACTTAATTCCGGAGGTTATTTCTAATAATACTTCTTTGGAAGAAAGTATTGATTTATCCGATGATACTATTGTTGTCAATAGTACAAAAGGATTTCCAAAAAGATATGGTTTGCTTAAGATTGATGATGAAATTATTACATATACGGGAATAACTACAAATACATTTACAGGATGTATTCGTGGTTTTAGTGGAGTAACAGATTATCATGATCCAAGTGATCCAGAAAATTTAGTATTCTCAACATCAAAAAGTTCTTCTCATTCATCCAATTCCACAATAACCAATCTTAGTTCTTTATTTTTAAAAGAATTTTTTAATAAGATTAAATATTCATTAACACCCGGATTAGAGAATATTGATTTTTCTGGGGAAATTAATGCTGCAAACTTTATAAAGGAAGCAAGATCTTTCTATCAAAGTAAAGGTACAGAAGAATCATTTAAAATATTATTTAAAGTTTTATATGCCGAATCTGTTAAAGTTATTGATCTGGAAAAATATCTTTTAAAACCATCCAGCGCAGAATTTTTAAGAAAAGAGATAATAATTGCCGAAAGGTTATCTGGAGACCCAACAAAAATAGTTGGACAAGAAATCTATAGTTCAATAGATTCCCAATCTCGGGCTGCAGTTTCAAATGTAGAGATTATTAGGAGGGGGCAAAAATATTTTTATAAACTTTCATTATTTGTTGGGTATACCCAGGAGACTTCAATTAGTGGATCATTTGATATTCATGCAAAAACCAAAGTAGTTGAAAAAACTCAACCCGGATCTGAAATAATTTCAGTTGACAGTACAGTAGGATTTCCACTTTCGGGATCATTAATATGTGGAAACAACACTATTCAATATTCCGGAAAAAGTCTCAATCAATTTTATGGATGTGAAAATATAACTGAAGTTATAAATCCAAGTGATGATATTCGTATTGATCAATACGTTATTTCATATGAAAATGGAGATACTTTAAAAGAAGTTAGATTAAGAATTACTGGTGTAATTAATGGTATTGAAGAAAATAATTCTATCTATGGATTGAATGAAAATGAATACATAAGAGTTAAGAGTATTGGGGAAGTTATACCTAACAGGGATGAAAATGATAAGCAGATATTTGCAAATAGTTGGATTTATAATACAAGTTCAAGATATCAAATAAAATCAATTGCCGGTTCTACATTAGTATTGGAAAGTGATATTGATAAATCTAGTTTAAAATTAGGAGATGAAGTTGAAATTTTAATTAGGGGGACACAAGATCTAGTAACTTCTGAAAGTAATATTGCAACTGTTGCATCTATTACTTTTGTTGATAGGGAAATTTCCTTAAATGGTTTAACTGATTTGAACGGAGATCCATTTGATTCATTAGATCCAGGAAAGCCATATTATGGAAGATATTTTGATTTAAGAAGAAAATTAAGAAAAGCAAATAGTTCAAATGTTCCCATTGAATTTGGAAATAACGCATTAATTTCAAATATTTTAAATGTGTATAATGAATATGATCAATATTTTTATGTTGCCACCAATGGTCTACCTTCATATACCATAGAAAAAAATATAATTCAAAAAACCATTGAAAATGCAACATCAACATTTTTAAATGATCAAGATCCTGTAACCAAAAAATATACCACAGTAAAAATAAAAGAAACTGATGATCAGGACAACCCATTTAGAACTGGAGATGCAATTGTATACCAGTCAGAAATAACGGATATTCCAGAATTAACTTCAGGTAAAGAATATTATGCCGAAGTTGTTTCTAAAGATAATATTAAATTATATGAGTCTAAATCTTTTATAGGATCTTCTAATTATGTTAAATTATCAACTTTATCTGAAAGTGATGGATCTCATACGTTTACATTATCGTTACAAAAATCAAATCAAATTGGTCAACAGAGTATTGTTAGGAAATTTCCATTAACTAGAAATTTTCAATTAGGAGACAAATATTCTACAAAAGATCTTAAGACCCTTGGATTAATGTGTAATGGGGTTGAAATTATCAATGCAAGGTCTGGAGATAAAATTTATTATGGACCAATAAAATCATTAGATGTTTTAAACGGTGGAAGTAATTATGATGTCATTAATCCACCCTATGTTGAAGTTTCACCTTCTATTGGGAATACTTGTTTTGTCCAACCAGTTATTAGTGGTTCCATTTCTGAAGTTTTAGTTGATCCTCAAGACTTTGACATCCAAAGAGTTATTTCCGTTAATCTTGTAGGTGGCAATGGAAAAAATTGTGTTTTGCAACCATTTTTGGCTTCTAGATATCGAGAAGTAATATTTGATGGGAGACTACTTGAAAATGGTGGCGGAATTGATATTATAAACGAAACTATTACATTTACATCAGATCACAAATTTTCAAATGGTCAAGAAATAATTTATAGTTCTGTTGGAAATGATGTTGGTATTGGAATTTTTGGGGGATCTAATTTAAGTCAAAATAGAACTTTAGTCGATGGTGGGTCATACTACGCCAAATTAATCAATAATAAAACAATTCAACTTTACGAATCTTTAGAAAATTTCAATGTCGGTGTCAATACGGTAGGATTTACAACAACAAACTTATTTGGAAATCATAGATTTAGAACAGTAGATAAAAAAACATTATCATATATTAAAGTTGTAAATCAAGGTGAAAACTACCAGAATAGAAAATTAATTGTAAAATCCTCTGGCATATCGACGCAAAGGAGTGAAGTTACATTTACGAATCATAATTTTAACACTGGAGATTTAATTCAATATAATTCAACCGGAGTAGGAATTTCTGGTCTATCAACTACCAGAGAATATTTTATCACAAAATTAGATGAGGATTCTTTTAAATTATCTGATGCCGGTTTGATAGGATCCGAAGATACTTCAAATTTTGATAGAAGAAAATATGTTTCCTTTGCTAGTACTGGTTCTGAATATCACATTTTTAAATATCCAGATATTAAAATAGATGTCGTTGTATCTTATGCAGGTACTTTTACTGGAATAGTTACTGCAACTCCAATAGTTCGCGGAAAAATTGTCGATGCTTATGTATATGAGTCTGGAACTGGATATGGATCTACGATAATTAATTTGGAGAAGAAACCTCTAATAAAAATTAAATCTGGAAAAGGTGGTGAGGTTAGACCTGTAATAATTGATGGTAAAATTATGAGGGTTGAAATAGAATCCTCCGGAAAGGAATATTATAGTGTTCCTAGATTAGAAGTTGTTGGTGATGGTTTTGGCGCAAAGTTAAGGGCAATTGTTACAAATAACAAGATATCTTCAATTGTAGTTATAGACTCTGGTAGAGAGTATACTGAATCAAATACCAAAATACAAGTCATCTCTGATGGAAGTGGTGCATTTTTAGATCCAAAAATAAGAGATTTACGTATTGATAGTTTTAGAAGATATGGAAATGAAATTTTAGTAGATACAAATAATAATCTCAAGTATGGGTATTTGGGATATGATTCGGTCATTGCTAACGAAGAATTTAATGATGATGGATCTAAACATTCACCAATTATTGGATGGGCATATGATGGAAATCCAATATACGGATCGTATGGATATTCTGATCCAGAAGATCCACAATCAGATATAAAAGCATTAGTTCCGGGATATAAAATTACTAATGGTGCTATTTCAGATAGACCAGTTGGGGTTTCTACTGGATTCTTTATCGAAGATTATGTATTTTTTGATTCTGAAGATCTTGATGTTTATAATGGTAGATGGTGTAAAACTCCACAATTCCCAAATGGAACGTATGCTTACTTTGCAACAAGAAATCCACTAACAAACACTTCTCTATATCCATATTTTATTGGAAATAATTATAGATCTCTATTCGTAGAGGATAATTTACTATTAGATCAAACTATTGATATTAATTCTTTAGGTTTAATTAGAAATACATTTCCATATAAAATTAATGAAAAATATGCAGATAATGATTTTATAATTGAATCCAATGAAGTTGCTAGTCAAAGATTAAATGTTGATTTAGTTTCAAGTGGATCAGTAGATTCATTTGTAATTACCGAATCTGGATCTGATTATAAAGTAGGAGATAAAATAATTGTCAAAAATCAAGAAAATGATGATGGAGTGGGATTTAATGCCGTAGTTTCGGAAGTTTTTGGCAGAGATATAAATTCAATTCAAACAACAGTTGAAAAATATAATTCATTTACTTTTGTTTGGAATAGTACTTCAGAAGTATCTGGATTTATATCCACCTATCATAGTTTATTAGATAATGATATTATAACAATCTCTGGAATATCAACTTACATTAATGGATTGCAAAATAATCATAAAATTAGTGTTGAGAATAATTTAATTTACTTATTTGCTGATCTTAACCCTTCATCAAGAGTGACTGACATATACGTTTCAAAAGCAATTGATTATATTAAACCAGATACTATCCTAAAAATAGAAAACGAAGAATTGACAGTTTTAAACATTTTTGCAGATAAAAATGTATTACGAGTTATAAGAGGAAATACTAGTGCATATCATCCAGCAAAAACTGAGATTAAAATTGTTCCAAATAGATTTACTTTCCCATTAAAAACTAAATTTTTTACTTCTAAAGTTGACAATAAAGAATATTTCAATCCCTCAAAATGTGTTGGTATAGGAACCACAAGTGGGGTTTCAAATTCAATACCAGATCAAATTGGAGAAGAGACATTAACTAATAGTGTTTATACACAATCAATATATCTACCAAATCACAAATTCCAAACTGGAGATTTAGTAACATTAAATTTACCGGCAGGATCTTTATCTGGATTTCTAGTTTCAAAAAATCCTGCAGATTCTCCGTTCAATTTGCCGAGTTCCGGTCTTAGTGAGGATGTTTATGTTATCAATAAAACTAAAGATACTATAGGAATTGTAACTTCCAAATCATTAGTTAATAGTACCGCAGGAATATATTTCTTAAATACTGGAAATGCTAATGGGTATGATTACGAATATTCATTTGAAACCAATTCTAATCAAGTAACAGGTACAGTATCAAAGATAAAATCATTAGTTTCGTTATCGACATCACATAATTTAGAATCAAATGATATAATTAGATTGGAAGTTAATCCTAATCTAACTGTTGGTTATGGATCTTCTTCATCTGTTAAAATATTTTATAAAAATGATTTAGATCAGATTGTTGCGAATCCTCAATTTTTTACTAATTCTAATGTAAATGTATCAAGTGATGAAATACAAATATTAAATCATGGGTTTGTAACTGGTGATAAAGTTTACTATAATTCGGATATTGGAAGTAATATTTCTGGATTAACAACAACAAATTACTTTGTCTATAGAGTAGATGATGATACATTGAAGTTGAGTGAAACTCTTGTCGATGTTACATCTAATCCGCCAAATTTTGTTAATTTTTCATCAACTGGTGGGACGCTCCATAGTTTATCTTTAGTTCACCCACCACTAAAGAGTTATAAAAATAATAATTTATTCTTTGACTTAAGTGATTCATCTTTAAATGGATATCAATTTAAAATCTATTATGATGAGAAGTTCAGTAAAGAATACATATCTTCCCCAACCGAAAATGAATTTAATGTTGTTGGGGTTGGTTCAGTTGGTATTTCTTCGGACGCTTCAGTAACGATCAATTATTCTGCCAATCTACCACAATTTTTATATTATTCTTTAGAAAAGACCAACCGCACTTTACGTTCCGATCCGGACATTAAATACTCATCAAGAATAAGTTTTGAAAATAGTTTATATAATGGAAATTATGGAATTACTTCTGTTGGTATTGCAAGCACACAATTTTACATCACTTTAAACGGTATTCCTGAAAAATTATCCTATGTTCAAAGCGATTGCGATTCTTTAAGATATTCTACTCTATCAAAAAATAGCACTGGTGGAATTTCTGATATATCAATCGTTTATGGTGGATATGGATACAAAAAAATTCCTAGTTTTGAAAAGATTGAATCTGAAAATGGATTTGATGCTTCTATAGAATTAAAATCATCTTCGATAGGAAAATTAGAAAAAGTAACGGTCATAGATCAAGGATATGAATATTCAGTTGATAAATCTATTAGACCTGACGCATATATCCCACCTATTTTAAATTTAAAAAATGTAAATAGGGTTACTTCTATTGAAGTGCTGGATGGAGGAAAAAATTATCTTTCTTCACCTTCTATTACTATATTTGATCCATATGACAATATAGTTGTTAATTCTGGCAATTTGGTTCCAAAATTATCTTCATCTTCTATTAGTTCTGTAGAAATTATTGAAATTCCGTATGGATTGAGTTCTGTCAACCATAAACTTTACACGGAAAATAATACTAACGGTATATCCATTTCAGAAATTAGTAATGCATCGACAGTGGTTACATGCACATTGGTTACTCCAGTATTAGGATTTAATATTGCACCATTTTCAATAGGTGATGAAATTTTTGTGGAGGGGATTCTAAAAAATGGTACAACCGGCACAGGGTTTAATTCAAAAGATTATAATTACAAATTCTTTACAGTTACTAATTATATCCCATCTAGCCCAGCATTATTGGAATTTGATCTAGCAGATTTAACTGTAAACCCCGGAATAGCAATAACTTTTTCACCAAACGCTAATATCGTCAATAAAAAAAATTATCCAGAATTTAAAGTTTATCAGGAAGTTGCAAACTTTGTCAATAATGAAGAATTACTATTAAAAAAAGGTTCTTCTTTTGTCGGTATTGATTTAAGAGTTATAAGTCTTGATGCAGATGTTCTTAAAGTTGATGGAACATATGATCAATTAAAAGTTGGTGACGTAATTAAAGGAAAATTAACTGGAGTTCTGGCAACCATTAGTAATATTAATTCAAATGCAGGTCTTTTAGAAATTAATTATTCTTTAAAGCAAAATAAAGATTGGGAAAAAGATACTGGTAAATTAAATGAAGAATATCAAGTTTTACCAAATAATGATTATTTCCAAAATCTTTCTTATTCCGTTAGAAGTTCTAAAACATATGATGAATTATCCGGACCAGTAAATCAACTTCTTCATCCAATTGGATTAAAGAACTTTGCAGATGTTCAAGTTTCAGGTTCTTCAACTTCTTTTGATCAAGAACCAGGGGAAACAGTTTCAACGATTGTTTTAGATATTTCTGAAGAAAATAGAGTTGATACTATTAATAATTTTGATTTAACTTTAGATACCAATGTTGCTGAAAATACAAATATATCTAGATTTATTAGATTTAAAACTAAGAGATTAACTAATTATATTAATTGCATCTCCAATCTAGCGTTAAAAATAGATGATATTAGTCCGTTATTTTCAAATTTAGATAATAGGCAATCAAATACTTCAACTACAGTAGATTTAGTTGATTATAATGAAAATTTTGCTAATTTTATAATTGAAATTAAGGACCCAAATAGTGGAAATATTCAGTTTTCGGAATTGGTTACTTTAACCGATGGTGATAAAAATATATTTACTTTAGAAAAATCTTCCATTTATTCTGGAGGCAATGTTCTTGGTAATCTTTATGGATATGTTGATAGTAGTGGGGAGCAATCCATATCTTTAGATCCTACAGACCCTTATAATACTGATCTTGATATAAAAGTTCTAAAAACAAATTTTTCATCCGTTGATGTTGGAATTGGAACTCAAAGTATAGGATTTATTAATTTAAATGGAAGTACTAGCAGTGTGGGTGTTGGGTCAACGGCATCTATTTTATCCGTAAACACCGCAGACACCAGTGCATTATATGTAAGTTTGCAAATTTTAAATATTGATAGTAGTGAGGCTAATTATGTTGATTTATATGTAACACATGATGGTACAAATAGTTACATGTCCGAATACTATTTTGACACAACAGAAGAACAATTATCCAGCAACTTTATTGGCACATTTACTTCAACAATATCTTCTGGCGTTTTAACATTGAAATGTGACAATATTACTTCAGACAATTTATTAATTAGAGGTAAGCTCGTTGGATTTGGATCAACTTCTTTGGGAATCTCTACTTATAGATTCAAATCAACTGGTCAACCAGATGGTGATGAATTAACCTGCAGATTACAATCAAATTATGTCAATTCTTCTGGATCAACTTCAGTATTGTCAGTAAACACAGAAGAAATTTCAAGTATTAAATCTTTGGTTAAAGTTTCCATTGGAAATACAATTGCAATGCATCAGGTTATGATGATAAGATCTGGAAATGGGGATATTATTGTTAAACAATATCCAATTTTATCAATTGGTAGTACTTTGGGAATAGGAACATTTGGATCTGTAGATGGAGGATCTACAATGGATATGTATTTCTATCCAGATCCTTCTCATACCGGAGAAATGAAAATTCAAAGCTATAATCAAATGTTCTATTATCTTTATGATGAATTAAGTGATCCAGAATCTTTAGAATATGGCAATGTTAGAGAATCTTTCTATTTAAGATTCTTCGATTCTATTAACGGAAATAGATACGATAAAAGTTCATTTGATGTGAGATTTAATGGAACTCCAATATTTACAAAAACATTTAATCCAAATAATCCCACAGTCTTGGATCCTTCTACTGGAATATTTACGATCAAAAATCACTTTTTCAATACCGGAGAACAGTTAGTTTATACACCCGCATCTACCTTCACAAGTTCTTTACCTGTACCATTAGGCATAGGTGCAACTTTAAATTCGGTTGGACTTGTTACAACCATTTTACCATCAGATGTATATGCTATAAAGATAACCAATGATCAGTTTAGAATTTCAACTAGATCTGATTTTGCAGATCTTGGTATAGGAGTTACTTTCACAGATACTGCATCTGGAAATGCTCATCAATTAGATATGACTAAAAAGTTATCAAAAACAGTTATATCTTTAGATGGAGTGGTCCAGAGTCCTATTAAATGGTCTCCAGTTTCACATAATCTTATTTACAATGGTGGACAAATAACTGGATCTGCAACAACTTTCTCTTTAACTGGTATTAGCACGATATTTCCAAAATCTATTTTAAAAATAGATGATGAATATGTTGAAGTTATTGGAGTTGGTATTGGAACATCCACATCCTCAGAAATAACTGGAATTGGAACATATAATCTTGTTTATGTTTCTAGAGCAGTTTTGGGTAGTGCAGCAACAGTTCATAATGATTCTTCAGAGGTTAGAGTCTATACTGGAGCATATGATATTGTTAAAAGTAGACTACATTTCATATCTCCACCTAAGGGTCAAAATAGTTTAGATGAAACTCCATCAAATTTACCAATAATTAAATCAAAATTTAATGGTCGGGTCTTTTTGAGACAGGATTATGTAACAAACACACTATATGATGATATTTCATCCCAGTTTACTGGAATTGGTCAAACAATGACATTGACTGTCCAGGGGATTAATACAACCGGCATTGAAACTGGAAATAGTTTATTATTCATCAATGATATATTCCAAACTCCAACAACTGAAAATAATGCAGGAAATAATTATTTCTTTACCGAAGTTGGATCAGAAACTAAAGTTGTTTTTACTGGAATAACCTCAACAAATAGTGAGATCATAATTTCAGACTATGATGTTAATCAAAATCAACTTCCTCGTAATGGTCTTATTGTTTCATTGGGATCAACTCCAGGGTTGGGATTTGCACCTCTTGTCGGTGCCTCCCTAACCTCGTGGTCTAATAGAGTTTCAATTAGTAGTGGATCAATTACTGGAGTATCCATAGGCAGTTCTGATTATCTCGGTTCGGGTTATTATGGTCAGGTTTCGATAGGAGTAACTCAATCTGGTCATACTGGAAATATTGCAGTTATACGGGCTAATATTGGATCGGGTGGAACAATTACAGGATTTACTGTTGTATCTGGAGGAACTGGATATTCTGCAAATCCATCTATAATCATTCCCGAACCAACATATGAGAATCTTTCTGTGGTTGGAGTTTCTAGAATAGGAGTTGGTCTTACAACAGAAACTGGAGTTGGTTTATTAATGAATCTTGAGGTATCCCCTTCAGAAAATGTTGGGATAGGATCAACACTTTTCCAAGTATCTTCATTTAAAATTACTAGACCTGGTTATGGATTTAAACTGGGAGATGTATTTAAACCTGTGGGTCTAGTTACTGCAAAAGGACTTGCTTCTCCAGTATTTGATTTTACTTTAACTGCAACTGATATCTTTACTGATTCATTTTCTTCCTGGCAGTTTGGTGAGTTAGATTATATGGATTCAATTAAATCATTGCAAAATGGATCTAGAAAAAGATTTCCTTTAAAGTATAAAGGTGAACTACTTACTTTTGAAACCGATGATCCCATTCTTAATTTAAATTCAGTTTTAATTATCTTTATAGACGGCGTTATTCAAGATCCAGGAACCTCTTATCAATTTACTGGTGGATCATCTTTTGCATTTACAGAAGCTCCAAAGGCAGAAAATAATATTTCTATCTTCTTTTACAGAGGAACTAGAGATATTGATACAGTTATTGTGGACGTTGTCGAAACAATAAAACCTGGTGACACTGTACGAATGTTTAAAAATAACTATGTACTGGGATCATTAACTCAAGATTCAAGAACTGTTGTTGGCATTCAAACTTCTGACGAAATTGAAACAAATTTATATTTTGGGAAGGGAATAGAAACCGATGTTAATAAGTACAAACCATTAAGTTGGACAAAACAAAAGTCTGATAAAATTTTTAATGGAGAATATTTCTATAAATCTAGAAATTCTTTAGAGTCTTTAATATACCCAACTGCAAAAATAATCAAGAGTGTATCTGCGGCAGATAATCAAATTTTTGTTGATGATGCCAGATTCTTTAATTATGAAGAAGATGATCCAGGATCTAGTGTGCAAATAATTGACTTCAATGCAATGATCATACCTCAGGTGTCTTTAGTTGCAGCTTCCGCAACTTGCGTTGTTTCGTCTGCCGGAACAATTCAATCTATTGCGATTTTGAATGGTGGAAGTGGGTACACTGGATTGACGGCGGAGTTAAAGATAGCTTCTCCACAAAATACATACACTGGTATTGGATCTACTGCACAAGCGTTTGCAACGGTTGTTAATGGATCACTTTCAACACCTATTGTTATATCCAATCCTGGATTAGGATATAGCATATCAAATAGACCAAAAATAATAGCACCATTCCCAGAATTTTCTTTTGAAAATGTTTTTGACATCGCTTCAGTTCAAGGATTTTCTGGAATAATCACCGGAATAGCGGCAACAACTGGAACTGGATCAAATCCATTAGGGATTAAATTTAATTTAAAAATATCTGGATATTCGTTAATAAATGTATCTAATTTTGCTACATTAAATGTTGGATATCCTGTGCTTATTTTTGATACAGCAGTAGGTGCAGGATTAACTTCAATATATGTAAATGATTCTGATGTTGTTGGAATTGGAACGTCATTTTTAAATAACATTTATACGGTTGCATCAATTTCTGCAAGTGGAATTAATGCGGAAATAGTAGTAAATGTTAAGTCAACTTCAAATCTTGCCGGTATTAATAGTATTGGATCTAATTTAGGAAAATTTTCTTGGGGTAGACTATCATCTATGGTCAGAAAAAATCCTATATCTATTGGAATAAGTGGGTATACTGTTGATGTTGGATTATCTACCTTCCCAACAATTCAGAGAAGAGGGTATGGATTTAATAACAGTGGATCTGTAGATGATAATCTTACTGGATGATTTAATATAAATATAAAAAAACATATTAGTATATGTCTGCAATTGTATCAGATAATTTTAGGATATTAAATGCGAGTAATTTTGTAGATTCAATACAAAACACTAATAATTCGTATTATATATTTTTGGGATTGTCTAACCCAACACAAGTTGGTTACGGAAGAACTTCTAATTGGAACGATAGTCCACCAACGCCAACAGATAATTTTAGTTATTTTAACCATTCCAGTGATACGATGATTTTTGGTAAAAAAATCACAACAAATAATGTTCGCAGATTAGTTAGAAAAATAGATTGGGTTAAAGGCACAAGATATGAGATGTATCGCCAAGATTATAGCCTTACCAATTTGTCACCAATTACATCATCATCAAGACTTTATGACTGCAATTACTATGTTGTAAATGCAGATTATAAAGTTTATATCTGCATAGACAACGGATCTTCTGGGACAAATATAAAAGGAAATGCCTCGCAAGATGAGCCTACTTTTACAGATTTAGATCCATCTAAAGCGGGAGAAAGTGGAGATGGATATCTTTGGAAGTATTTGTTTACAGTCTCACCATCCGATATTATTAAATTCGATGCCACCGATTATGTTGTTATTCCTAATGATTGGGAAACAACTACAGATGCTCAAATTGAATCAATAAGAAGTAATGGAAATAGTGAAGTTAATAAAAATCAAATTAAAAAGATTTATATTGAAAATGGTGGGTTTGGGTATAGTAATCTTGGAGAAGTTGATATTATTGGAGATGGTACTGGAGGAAAGGTATTAATTAGTTTAGATTCTAATGGAACTATTATTGATGCAACTGTAACAACTGGCGGAACAGGATATACTTATGGTGTTGTAGATTTGAAATCAACAACCACACAAAATCCAAGTACTTATGCAAAATTAATTCCTATCATACCACCTTCAAAGGGGCATGGATATGATATCTATACAGAACTAGGGGCTGATAGAGTTTTACTCTACGGCAGATTTGATGATTCGACCAAAGATTTTCCAACAGACACTAAATTTTCTCAAGTTGGAGTTATTAAAAATCCTCAATATTATAATTCTTCTACTGTTTTTAATGAAAATCAATTTTCAGCACTTTCATCACTAAAACTAAAGTTGTCACCAAGTCCAGGATCAATAACTGTCGGGTCTGTTATTCAACAGCAAGTACCAGATGGAATTGCATATGGATATGTTAGTTCATTTGACAGCGAAACTGGAGTATTAAAGTATTATCAAGATCGTTCATTGTATTTTAATACAAATACTTTAGACGAAACTGATTATGTTGGGATCTCAACTAGATCCAAAGTTTTACCTTTTGTATCTTCCAACAATAGTGTAAGTTCATCCGGTGGATTTTCTGGATCAATTGATACATCATTTAGTGGTATTAGCACAAATACAACTGGAAATTCAATAATAAATTTAGGTGTTAATTTTACAAACGGTTTGGCTTCTCCGGAGATAAATAAAAAGACGGGACAAATAATTTATTTGGATAATAGAGCATTAATTTCCCGAAATTTAAGACAAAAAGAAGACGTTAAAATTATCTTGGAATTTTAAAAAATGCCTCAGAAAACTAATTTAAATGTAAGTCCATATTTTGATGATTTTGACGCAAACAAAAATTTTTACAGAGTTTTATTTAAACCTGGATTTCCAGTTCAGGC